AGAGAAGGCTGGGCGAATGACATGAAACAATGGAGAAAGTGGTTAAATCATTCAGATAATAAAGTCTTTAGAACATGGCAAGGTAAACTATGACATACGCAGAGCTTAAAACTAACATAGCTAATTATCTAAACAGATCAGATTTAACATCTGAAATAGATATATTTATTGATAATACTGAGGCTGAACTTAATCGTAGATTAAGAGTTGCAGACATGATTAAGCGTGCAACTGCTACTGCTGAAAATCAATATCTATCTTTACCTACCGATTGGTTAGAGGCTATCAACATTGAAATTACATCCAATGATTTTAGACCGCTTATGCAAATGTCTATTGAATCGCTTGATGTGTATAGAAAATCAATTAATAACAAAAACGGTCAACCTATTTACTATGCAATCGTTGACAACACTTTAGAACTTGCACCTATCCCTGATGCAAGTTATACATTACAATTAACCTACTACGGAAAGATTGATGCACTTTCTGACTCTAATACAAGTAATTTTGTATCAACGGGAAACCCAGATCTTTACTTGTACGGAGCATTAAAACACGCATCAATATTTCTAATGGAAGATGAACGAGTACCATTGTTTACTGCTCAGTTTGAAAAAGCCCTAGAAGAAATGCGACTAGAGCAAGAGAAAGCTGAGTTTGGTAAGGGTTCTTTGATGCAAAGAAGAAGAACCTACGGAAAAGTTCGTAAGAACATACACTATTGGAATAATAACTAGGAGAAATAAATGGCTGGATTTAGCGATTATTTAGAAGATAAAGTATTAGATCATGTATTTGGCGGAACTGCTTATACTGCACCAACAACATTATATGTGGCTTTATTTACTGTAGCACCAACTGATACTGGTGGCGGTACTGAAGTTTCAGGTGGAGCTTATGCAAGACAAACTGCTACATTCAATGTATCAGGTACATCCCCAACCACAGCAACTAACGCTGCTGCTGTAGAATATCCAACTGCAACCGCAGACTATGGAACAGTTGTAGCTGTAGGCATTATGGATGCCTCAAGCTCTGGTAACTTGCTTGCTTATGCAAGTTTGACTGCCTCAAAGGTTGTATCAAGTGGAGATGTATTCAGATTTGATGCTGGCGACTTAGACATTACATTAGCTTAATAACATGGCCCAAGTAGGCTACGGGTTATACAATTATGGTAAATCCAACTATGGGGATCTTCAGTATCACCTAGCACAAGCCACATCCGCACAAACCTCTTCTATGACTGCTTCAGCGAAGCAGATAGACAGAGGTATTGCAACCATTGCACAAACAAGCAGTATGACTGCTGTAGGCGTGCAGATTGATCGTGGTGTAGCAACATCCGCACAAACAAGCGGAATGACCTCAACTGGTCATAGAATCCATTTAGGAGTAGGTGCTTCTGCTCAAACCTCTAGCATGACAGCTATTGGTCGACAAATAGATAGAGGCGCATCCATAGGGCCAGTTGTTTCAAACATGACCGCAACTGGTCGATATACACTTACTGTTTCAGCTACCATAGCGCAAACCTCAAGCATGACTGCGGTGGGTACTCAGATTGATCGTGGCTTTGAAGACATTTCAGGAATTAGTAGTTTTTCAGCGAGTGGTGGTTTAAAATGGACTGAACAAGTTGTTGCAGACACAACTTGGACTGAATTAGGCAAACAAGAAGCAGCTTAAAGGAAAGATTTATGGCAGATACATTTACAACAAATTTAAACTTAACTAAACCAGAGGTTGGTGCATCAACTAACACTTGGGGTACAAAAATAAATACCGACTTGGATACTGTTGATGGCATTTTCAGTTTATCTGGAACTGCGGTTGATATGGGCCAAGTTGACTTCGGTGGTGCAGTTATTCTCAAGGGTACTAACCCAAGTTTAACAATAGGCGATGGCGATGCAGAAGATACTAAACTTGTCTTTGATGGTAACGCCCAAGACTTTTATATTGGTCTTGATGATAGCGCAGACGACCTAGTTATTGGTTCAGGATCAACAGTTGGTACAACACCAGCAGTTTCTATTGATGAAAACCAAAAGGCTACTTTTCCAAAAGTTATTACCGCCTCAACTTCAGCAAACATTACACAAGTTGCAATAACCTCAAGCTCTAACTCAATAGCTTGGGATGCGGCAGCAGCAGCTAACGCATATCATGTGACTACAGAAAACACGACTTTTGCAGCACCAACTAACGCTGTAGAAGGTGCAATTATTTCTGTAGAAATAGCTCAAGGTGCAACAGCAAGAACAATCGCTTGGAACACCATATTTGAATTTGCAGCGAGTACAGCACCGACAATAACAGCTACAGCTAACAAAACTGACATATTAGCATTTAGATACAACGGCTCAGTATGGCAAGAAATAGGCAGAGTCCAAAACCTAGCACAAACATAATATGGAAACGCTACAGCGTACAGCAAATAGAGGAAGCATATCTACTGGGTACGATATTGATAACTCTTTGAAGTTTGAAAGAGCTAATAGCGAACAAATATTTACATCAAACGCGGCATCAGGGAATAGAAAAACTTGGACTTTTAGTGCTTGGATTAAAAGAACTGAACTAAGCCAAGATTATCATACTATTTTTAGTTGTGGTTATAGCAACATACAAATTATGTCTAATGATAGACCAAGATTAATTTTGTATAACGGAAGTAGTGAAGTATATGCTGACCCTGAAATGCTTATGCGAGATACTGCGGCTTGGTATCATATCGTGGTTCAAGTTGATTCAACACAAAGCACAGCATCAGACAGAGTAAAATGGTATATAAATGGAGATAGAATAACAAATTTTAATAATTCTACTTATACAAATATGTCGCAAAACGAAGATTTTGACTTTGGTCAAGCTGGTTCAGGAAGCGATAATTATTTACGCTTAGGTGAGTTTTTTGGTGGCAGTGAGGGTTTTAGTGGGTATATGGCTGATGTTTATTATCTAAATGGAACAGCGGCACAAGCATCTGATTTTGGTGAATATGATTCTGATAGTGGTATTTGGATTCCCAAAGAATACACAGGCAGTGGTTATGGAACTCAAGGTTTTAAATATGAGTTTAAAGATTCTTCTGCATTGGGTACAGATACAAGTGGTGAAGGACATGATGCAAATAATTTAAGCAACATCACAGCCGCAGATCAAGCAACTGACACACCGACTAATAATTTTTGTACTCCACTTTTAATTCAACCTTTTTCAAGCACAGACACCATTACACATACTGAAGGCGGTACAAAACTTACTACAGGTTCAGGTACAGGTTGGCGAACCAATATGGCATCTGTATCTTTATCTAGCGGTAAATGGTATTTTGAAGCAAAACATCCAGGTACGATTGATGGCGATGCTATTATGACAAGTATTGTGCCTACTGCTAGATTTGGAAATAGTGGATATGCAAGTTTCTATGGTGGTCAATCAAGTGGTGATGGTATAGGATGGTACTGGGATTCAACAAGATTTAGATATGATGATGGTAGTGCAATTAGTCCGCCTACCAATACTGTAAATTCAGGTGACATATTAGGAATCGCACTAGATATGGATAATAATTTTGTTTATTCAAGAATTAATGGTGGTGCTTGGCATAATAATGGTTCAGCCGATGGAGACCCTACAAGTGGTTCTAGTGGTACAGGTGGTTTTGCAGTAGCAGACGAACCTCATATGATTTGTACTTCTATGTATCAACCACTTAGAAACTTTTTTGTAAACTATGGTGGTTATAATGCTTTTCCAGTTTCAAGTGCAGCAAGTGATGCAAATGGATATGGTGTTTTCGAATACGCACCGCCATCAGGCTACTATGCAATTTGTACTAAAAACTTAGCGGAGTACGGATAATGGCTTATACAACAATAGATGATGGTTCAGCACATTTTCAAACCACCCTCTATACAGGTGATGGTAACGACCCTAGAACAGTAACAAATGGTGGAAACTCTGATTTGCAACCTGACTGGGTTATTATAAAGTACAGAACAGCAGGAGTAAGCCCATCAACTTACGACAGTACCAGAGGAGCAACCAAAAGACTTTTCACTGATTTTGGTAGTACAGAAGCAACCTTAACAACTGGTGTAAAGGCTTTTAATACTGATGGCTTTACAGTAGGCGATTTAGGAGAAGTCAATACCAATAATGTTCCTTATGTAGCTTGGCAATGGCATTGTAACAGTGGTACAACATCATCTAATACAGAAGGCAATACCACTAATACATTACAAGTAAATACAACAGCAGGATTTAGTATTAGTACGTTTACAAGTGCATCGTCAGGCAACACAACAATTGGGCATGGTTTGGGCGGAGTTCCTGAATTTTTTATGATTAAAGCAAGAAATAATGATTTTGGTTGGTGGGTAAACCATGTTGGTATGGGAGACCAAAGTGATAAATATGTGGCATGGAATACAACAGGCGATGCGGCTACAGTATCTTGGGGAGCGGCACCTACAAGCACCTTGATTACATTATCACAAGCCTTTACAGCTTCAAGCAAAAACACAGTTTGTTATGCTTTTAAAGAAAAGCAAGGCTATAGCAAGTTTGGAAAATATACAGGTAATGGAAATGCAGATGGTACATTTGTTTATACAGGATTTAAACCTGCATTTTTTGTATGCAAAAGAACTGACAACACAGGTAACTGGTTGATGTTTGATAATAAACGAGACGGTATAAATCCTAGTGGTAGATATTTTTATGCCAATGGAGGTAATGCTGAATTTGATTCAACCACAGTATTATGTGATTTTGTAAGTAATGGTGTAAAAGTAAGGTCAAATAACAATGACATAGGTACATCCAATGCCACTTATATTTTTTTAGCATTTGCAGAGAATCCATTTACAACATCAACAGGGATACCAACAACAGCAAGATAATATATAATAGGAATTAATTATGTGGGCATTAGTAGAAAACAACGAAATAAGCAAGGTTTATAACAACCCTAAAGCTATAACTATTGGGGATGTAAACTATCCTGCCAATATTTTTAGCGTATGGTCAAGCGATGATCTTGAGGGTATCGGTATATATGAGGTCGTTATTGATAACACCAATTATAAAAACCCTGAATATTACATTAACACCGATCAATCATTTACTTTTGCAGACGATACAGTCACCGCTTCATACGGAACTGCAACTGCAAGACCATTAGATGATTCAACTGATGATGATGGTAATGTAAATAAAGGCCTTAAAACATTACACAAAGAAGTTATAGATAGCCAGGCTTACTCATTATTAGAACCAAACGATTGGTTGGTTGTAAGAAATCAAGAGTCTGGAACAGCTATACCTTCAGATTGGTCAACCTTTAGAACTAATGTTAGATCAACCGCATCGACCATGAAGGGTTTAATTGATGGTGTAAGCGATGTTGATGGGTTAGAAGCACTTTATGTTTACGACCCAGAAACAGGCACAAGACCTTTAGGAGAATGGCCTACAGCTCCATCTTCTTAATGACACATAAACCAAGCTCTTATACAATAAGGCTATGGCATTATTTCCAATAACACCCCCAGCAGGGATCGTAAAAAACGGAACTGACTACGCAAACAAAGGTCGTTGGGTGGATGGTGATTTAGTTCGTTTTGAGAATGGCTACCTAAAACCTATCGGTGGTTGGGACAAATTAAGAGATTCAGCACTTACAGGTGGAGTTATTGGTCTATTTGCACACAAAGACAACACAGGTGAAAACATCCTTGCAGTTGGCACAAGACAAAAGGTTTATGTTTTATATAACAATACTTGGACAGATATAACACCCGTAGGTTTTGTAAATGATGCAAGCGATGATCCTCTAGGCTATGGTGCTTATCATTGGGGTGTTGAAGATTATGGCGATGCAAGAAGTCAATCAGGCTTAGTTTTACAAGCAGGTTATTTTTCTTTTGATAACTGGGGTGAGGATTTAGTCTTTACCTTTTCTAAAGATGGCAAAATCTACAAATGGCGACCAAACTCAGGCGGTACAGCCGACACCATTGCAACTGTAGTCACCAACGCACCTACAGGTAATTTATCAACACTGGTAACTAATGAAAGACATTTAGTGGCTATAGGTTCAGCCAGTGATCCAAGAAAGATTGCATGGTCAACCAGAGAAGATCGTAATACTTGGACATCAAAAGCAACCAATACCGCAGGTGATTTAATTATTCCCACAGGTGGACGAGCCTTGTTTGCTGTTAAGTTTAGATCCGATGTCATAATTTTTAGTGATACAGGTATCAACAGAATGTATTATTCTGGCTCACCTTTTGTTTATGGTATTGCCGATGCAGGTCAAAACTGTAAATCTATAAGCCCTAAAGCTGTAGTATCTACGGGTAACTTTTTAGCATGGATGGGTGAAAACTCATTCTTTGTTTATGATGGTGTGGTCAGAGAGATCAAATGCGATGTGCATGATTATGTCTTTGATAACATCAATGTGTCAGGCAGAGCCGCATCATGGGGTGGCCACAACTCTAATTTTAACGAAATATGGTGGGGATTCCCTGTAGGCGATTCGCAATATTCATCAAACAAATATGTGATATGGAACTATGTTGATAATGTATGGTCGATAGGTTCTATGGATCGTGGTGCA